GAATATTAAATATGGTTTTTATAAATTAGCCGAGAATATTATTCATACATTTAAGTTTTATTATACCGATACTGATACAATTGAAGAATTAAAACATGAGGTAATTACATTTCTTCTTGAAAAACTACATTTATATAAATCTGAGAAGGGTAAGGCATTTTCTTATTTTGGAACAATTGCTAAACGTTATTTAATTGTATATAACGAGAACAATTATAAAAAGTTACAAGAGAAGGCTGATATAGACGAATTAGATGAAGATAAAACTCATTTACATGAATCAATGGATGCTATAGATGAATTACATTCACCAAATCTATTTATCAACCAGTATATTAAGTATATTGACAAGCATATTCACACATTATTTCCCAAACAACATGATGCCCAGACGGCTGATGCTATTATTGAATTATTTCGTAAGCGTGAGACGCTAGAAATATTTAATAAAAAGGCTTTATACATTTATATTCGCGAGATGACAGATGTATCCACTCCTCAGATTACTAAAATTATTAAGAAGTTAGATATATTGCGTACTCGATTATATAATGAATATTATGATCATGGGTATATAAAGATTTAATTACTTATATTTATACGTAAACGCATTTTATGGCTAATTTTGACGACGTAACTGTATTTGATGGTATGTCTTTATCGGATTTATTTAAGAAAATACACAAGAATAATAAAGATATTGATAAACAAATTGGTGAATTTATTGAAACAATGAAACCTATGGCAACATCTAACGCGGGTTCCGCGGTAATGTTAATGCCTACTGTTAAAGATTTAATTGATGTTAATGTAAAAAATAATGAACAGTTAATTAAAATGGCAGCTATTGCGCAACGTGCAGCAACTGTTAATAACAATGTAGGACAGGATTTAATTAACATGGATGAAATTACTGCTTTATTAGAAGAGCAAAAATCAATAGAGGAAGAAGGAAAAAAGTTATTAGAACAAGCTCCTCAAAAACCACAATTACAATACGAAACTATTAAGTAATGTCTTTTACAACAAGAACAGGTATAAGTAGTCAAACTGTAGGTACTAGTAAATCATCTACAACTTCTGCAATCCCACAATTACCTCCTTTACAGGTAGGTAAGGTAATGGGTGTTGTTACAACTAAGAATACTCCTACATTTGAACAATTTGAAAAAGCTGGTAGTTATGATGGTGTTGGAACTATCTATTTTAGAAATTATAATAATTCTAAAAATATAGATCCCCCAAGAGATGCTCAAGATAAAGATAAATTTTTTAAGGCATGTGATATAGCTAAACCTTTATTTCCTAATATGTTTTATTATCCATTATTAGGAGAATTGGTGTACATACTTGAAGGATTACCATCCCCATCAGCTCAAAATAATCCAGGAGCTAACCAAAAATACTATATTACTACTATAAATTTATGGAATGATGTTCAAACAAATGCACAAACTCAAGATGCAAAAGCACCATTAGGTAAATATTTTACAGAAAGTTCTAATATAAAAAAATTATTAAATTTTGAAGGTGATTGTATAATTCAAGGAAGAAGAGGAAATTCTATTCGTTTTGGATCTACTTCAAGAGTAGTTGGGGATTTAAATGAATGGAGTGATATAGGAAAAGAAGGAAATCCTATTACTATTATATCTAATGGACATTCTTATAATATAAAAAGAGAATATTATTTAGAACAAATAAACAAAGATGCTTCTTCTATTTATTTAACATCTAACCAAAGTATTCCTTTAGTTACAAATAATATTCCTATTAATCCAATTACTTCCCCTACAGTTCCTTCTTCTTATTTAAAGGCTCAAGTAATAATAAATTCAGATAGAGTAATATTAAGTACTAAAAAAGATGATATAATGTTACTTGCTTATACTAACGTAGAAATAGGAGCTAATAATATAATTAATTTAAATGCTAATACATCTATTCATTTAAATATAAAACCTCCTAAAATTTCAACATCCTCTATAGTAGGACCTACTCCATTAATATTACTAGGAACAAAATCAAATAATACTCCCCCAGATGAACCTGTATTATTAGGAGGTAAAACAGCTACTTTCTTATTATCTCTTTTAACAGCACTAGATGCATTTGCACTTTCACTTACGGCTACATCTACAAATTCTGAAGGAAGTCCATTAGCTAAAGTACAAGGCTCAGCAGAAGCTTTACAAACTCAATTAAAGCCTCTTTATGATAAGATATTAACATTAAAGTCTAACTATACATTTACTATATAATGCCTGCTGATTTAAAATCAAATATATCATCCTTTGTTCCCTCTGAAGTAAATAATACTTTATCTAGGGTAAATGATCCAAAAGCATTTGGACAACAGATATTAGATAAAACTAAAGATAAAGTTGTAAGTGCTGCTTTAGGATATGTTCAAAAATTAAAGGATGAAATTGAAAGAACTATTGCTGCTAAAATTGAATTAGAAACAACTCACATTAAAAATTTATATAATTTAGCTCAAAAAGTAATTCCTAAAACAACTTATGATTTTGGTAGAATAATAGAAACACCTGCTGAGTTAACTGATGAAGAATATCAAGCAGAACTTTCTTTAGAAAATTCTTCATATGAAAAAGAAAAAAAGATTATTAATGAAAATTTAGCTGGTTTAGAAAAAAGATTAAAAGATATTATATTAGATCCTTATAAAGATGCTAAAGAAAAATATTTAAAATTTAAAACAGATATAGCTGGAAGAAAATTAAATAGAGAATCTTTAAAATCTCTTTATAAATCTGAAAAAGTTCAACAATTAAAGAAAAATATTTTTAAAACTTTAGTTGTAATTTCTTCTACTTTATTAACAGAACAATTAATTAAAGTTATAGCTGATAGTGCTAGTTTACAAGAATTAGTAGATAAAACTAATGATATTATAGATGCTGCTGAAACATTAGATCAATTAAATCAAGCAAGAATAGCTCGAAATGGATGTATTAATAGAATTAATCAACAAGAAGCTAAAATTAGAGCTATATTAAGTATATTAAATACTTTAAATGTTATATTGACTGTGTTTGGTATATTAGTAGCCTTATTAAATTTAATTCCTGGTTTTCCTGCTCCTGTTGCTAAAAAACTTGCCACATTGTGGGTTAGTGCTAAACAAATTCGTGATGGTATTGGAGTAACATTATCTATATTAATACCTATGCTACAATCAGCTATCTTTATTTTAGAAGATTTAAAAAATCAATTACGTCAAATCAATGAAAGAATTGAAGAAAAAACTTTACAATTATTAAATGACGATGAATTATCTAGTTATTTAGGAGGAATTATAAATTCAAGTGAAGATCCATCATGTGATACAAATCGTTTCCCAGGTGAAATTGATCAAGATTATTATAATAGATTACGTCGTTCAACATGTATTAAAAATTTGTTAGCTAAACAAAATCCAACTGCAAATCCATTAGATTTAAGTAATGCTGGTATATTAAATTTGGCTCAACAAATTACACCTCCAAATTCAAATGATTTTGGTACTTATAAAGGATTTAGATTTGTTATTAAAGAAGAAAATGATCCTAAATTTGTAGTTAGAGGAAATAAACGCCACTATGCCGTAGCTATTAATACTCGAGAAGTAGAACAAGTAAAAAGTGATTTATCATTTACATTAGACCCACAACAATTAGTAAACCAATTGAAATTTATTATCGATCAACAAAATTTACAAGGATAAAATATTTATAACTATGAACATCAAAGTATTTAAAAGATTAATTAAAGAAGCGGTAATTGATGCAATGCACGAAGAATTACCAGAAATTTTAAATGAAGTAATGGCTCGTCAAAATAAAACAGCCTTAACTGAAAGTAAAACAATGAGTTTTACTAGTGCTAATGTACCTACTATCCCATTATCTAATGGTGTGCGTAGTCAATTAGCATCCCAAATGGGTGAAGCATTTGGTTTTCAACAACCTACTAGTAAATTAGCAGTAATCGACGCTGTTGACGAAAGTACAGGTGAAAAATTAAATCCATTTGCTGCTTTTATTGCAGATGCTGCTAATAATATGACTGCTCAGGACAAATCAGGGTTAAGACAATTAGATTAATATGCCAATACCTCAAACAATACGTGTAAATCCGTTAGATTTACAAAAGAATATTGTAATTGGGGTATCTTTACCTTTCAATGCACCTGGTGTTTTTAACAAAACATATAGTACTAAAGATCAAATTAAATCAAATTTAATTAATCTACTATTAACAGATAAGGGTGAACGCATAATGAATCCTGAGTTTGGCACAGATTTAAGAAGATCATTATTTGATAATATGACTAATCTTAATTCAGAAATTTTAAGGCTTAAGATAATAGATTCAATTAATATCTTTATTCCTGAAATAATATTAGGAGAAGTAAAAATAGAACCTAATTTTGATTCTAATATTTTGGATGTAACTATAAATTATCGCCTAGCAATTTCAAATATTCCTGATCAAGTAACTGTACAATTTATATAATAATGTCCCAAGATAACAATATATCATACTTAAATAAAAGTTTTAGTGATTTTAAGGCTAACCTTACAAACTATGCTAAAACATATTTTCCAACAGCATATAATGACTTTTCAGATGCTAACCCAGGAGCTATGTTTATTGAAATGGCCTCATATGTTGGTGATGTAATGTCATTTTATCTTGATAACCAAGTACAGGAAAACTATTTATTATATGCTAAAGAAAAAGAAAATTTATATGCACTGTCATATACTTTAGGATATCGCCCAAAAGCATCATACGCATCTTCAGCCACAATAGATATATATCAAAAAATGCCTATTAAAGTAGGTACAAGTCCTTTAATTCCTGATACCTCTTACGCTTTAATAGTACCTGAAAATACAATTTTATCTTCTACTTCTACTGGAAATAAATTCTTAACTACTCAAAAATTAGATTTTAGTGATACAGGAAGTGCTACTATTACTTTGTATGACACAGATTATTTTTTAATAAAAAATTCAATACCAGCTATATCTGCTGATATTAAAACAACTACATTTAGTTTTAGTAGTCCTCAAAAATTTTCTACTGTTACTATTAATGATAGTAATATTTTACAAATTTTAGATATAACAGACAGTGATGGAAATAAATGGTATGAAGTACCTTATTTAGCACAATCCACTATTTACGAAAAGTTTTCAAACCCAAATTATACTACTGATCAAGTACCTTATTTATTAAAATTAAAACGTACTCCACGTAGATTTATATCAAGAATTTTATCTGATAGTTCATTACAACTAGAATTTGGAGCAGGAGTTTCTAATAAATCTGATAATAATATAATACCAACCCCAGATAATATTCAATTAGGTTTAGTACCAGGTATATCTAATTTGCTAAATAATTATAATCAAGCTTCTATATTTTATACTCAAGAATATGGTTTAGCTCCTTCTAATACAACTTTAACAGTAAGATATTTAACAGGTGGAGGAATAACTTCAAATGTATCTACTAACGATTTAACTAGTATTGATACTTCAGGGATATATTTTAAAAATGGTGATCCTGGAGGAATAATATCTACTACAATAAGATCAAGTATAGCTTCTACCAATCCAGACCCTTCATCAGGTGGAAGGGGTGGAGATGAAATAGAGGAAATTAGACAAAATGCTTTATATGCTCATTCTTCTCAACTACGTGCTGTAACTAAAAATGACTATATTGTAAGAGCATTATCTTTACCTTCAGATTATGGTAGTATTTCTAAAATATATATTACCCAAGATGTTATGGAGAATCCACAACCTTCTCTTGTAACTGCTAATATGCAACCTAATCCATTATCTTTAGATTTATATGTTTTAGCTTACAATTCTAATAAACAATTAGATTTAGCATCAACTACATTAAAACAAAATCTAGTTACTTATCTAAATGAGTATAGAATGGTTACAGATGCTATTAATATTAGAGATGCTTTTTATATTAATGTAGGAGTTAATTTTGATATTACTACAATAAGTGGATTTAGTAATCAATTAGTATTATCTAATTGTATTAATGCTTTAAAAGATTATTTTAATATAGAAAAATGGCAAATAGATCAACCTATTGTACTTTCTGAAATTATATCTCTTCTTTTACAAATAAAAGGAGTACAATCTGTTCCTAATATTGAAATAATTAATAAACAAGATACTACAGGTATTATTTATTCTACTTTTGGATATGATATACCTGGAGCTACTCAAAGTGGAAATATATACCCATCAGCAGATCCTTCAATATTTGAAGTTAGATATCCTAATACAGATATTCAAGGTAGAGTTATAACATTATAAAATTAAAAATATGAATTTAGACAAATTAAAAGGACACATCCCAGATAATGTAATTGCTCAAATACCAGGAGTTATGAGTAAGTTTGAAATTAATACTCCTTTACGTTTAGCCCATTTTTTAGCTCAATGTGGTCACGAATCAGGTGGTTTTAGATTAACCAAAGAAAATTTAAATTATAGTGCTAAAGGATTAATGGGTATATTTAAAAAATATTTTCCAACAGAAGCACTAGCTAAACAATACGAGCGTAAACCAGAAAAAATTGCTAATAAAGTTTATGGTGGTAGAATGGGCAATGGACCTGAAGCATCAGGTGAAGGTGCTAAGTTCTGTGGTCGTGGTTACATTCAATTAACAGGTAAGGATAATTATACAGCATTTGGTAAATCAATTAATGAAGATATTGCTGCTAACCCAACATGGGTAGCAGAAAAATATGCACTATTATCAGCAGCTTGGTTTTTTAATAAAAATAAATTACACACTATGGCGGATGGTGGTGCAACTGATGCAGTTGTTACATCAATCACTAAACGTGTTAATGGTGGTACAATAGGTTTACCAGATCGTATCAAACACTTTAAAGAATATTACGCATTGTTAGCGTAAAATAGTTTGGTAGTTAACATATTTATATGTAGTAATTACTAACTATGGCAATTTATAAAATATTTCCCGAAAAGAGTGCTACTATATATTCATTTTATCCAACATTAAACACTGGGTTAGATGAAATATTAGAACTTAGCACTTACTATTCCATTAATGGTACTGATGAAGTATCACGTACCTTAATTCAATTCCCTTCTGCTCAAGTAAGCGGTACAATAGCGACTTTAGTATCAAGCAGCGCTTTTGATGTATATTTAAAGTTATATTTAGCTAACGCTTCATCCATACCCTTAAACTATACTATATTTAGTCATCCAATATCTGGAAGTTGGAATATGGGTACGGGTAGATTAGGTAATTCACCTATTACTACTGATGGGGTTAGTTGGCAATATAAAGACCAATTAAATGGTAATTTATGGTTCACTTCAGCATCTGTTGCAACACAAGCACCAGCAACAGGTTCATATAGAAGTGGTAGTATTAATGGAAATATAGGTGGTGGTTATTGGTATACTGGTTCTCAATATGCTTCTAGTCAGTCATTTACAAATTCAACTTCTAAAGATATTGAATTAAAAGTAACAAATGCTGTAAGTGCAAGTTTTAAAAATATTATTTCTGATTATGGATTTATTTTAAAACATTCATCATCTTTAGAATTTACGAC